AGGTACAACACCAGGCCGTGCTATAGGTACTCTTAACCGACGTGCTAAAAAAGATATGTTTGATTTAATGGGTATTTAATATGAATTTAAATTGGAAAATTTACTTTGATGGTAAAAGATGGAATTATAATTTAGCGCAAGATAAAGATGAATCCAATTTCACAGGTTCTGTAGCAGAAGTTTATGAATATGTAACAGAATTGGACAAAAAAGATGCAAATCAATTTTATGCACAACAACGAAAATGTTGAAATTTGGTCTTCTCCTATAGAATTAAATGTTTTCTTTATGGAAGGGATAGGACCTAAAATTTATAAAGGGGATTCTTTGTCTTGGTATGGGATTGAAAATGTCAGAGTTATTGCTGTTACTACGTTATCAGAAAATCTGGTTAGATTAGAAGTTCAGCACCATAAAGACAAACCTTAAAAGGAATTTTATGAGTAAAAAATATGATGCGTTTGTTTATAAATGGACGTGTAAAAGCACAGGTAAAGAATATGTAGGTTATCATGTAGGTAATCCTGAAGATGGCTATAAATTTTCATCTGACAAATTACAAACTTTATATGATAAACAACCTAATAATTTTGAACGTAAAATTTTAGCTATTGGTACTGCAGAAGAAATGAAAGCTTTTGAAACAGGATATTTAAGAGCAGTAGACGCTAAAAATAATGATGATTATTATAATAAGCATAATAATGATGAAGCTTATGTTTTAACAGCTAAATCTGTTTGTAATAATAATATTGAAACTATTGAAGCTACATTAGATCAAATTGATACTCATAAAGTAGGAAAGAAAAACTTTTTTAGATTATGGATTGGTAAAAAGACTTTAAACTGTGCTAGTTATAAAGTTAGTGCTGAACAAGGCGCTAACCTTTATTTATTAATAGGAAAAAAGATTAGAGTAGATGCTACTTTAGTTGGTGACTATTGGTATTTTTATCCTGAGAATGTAAAGGAAGTATAATGTTTTATTATTATAATATTTTTTGTAATGGTGAATATTTAGGACAAGTAAAAGCATTAAATGAGAAAAGCGCTTGTGAACAGTATTATATGAAATATGGATCTGCAAGCAAATATACAGGCTTAGCTAGAAATTCTTTTACAGCAGAAAAAGTAAAATAAAATGAAAACAATTCAAAATTTATTTAATGATATGAATGAAAAGCTTCTTCCTTTTCTTTGTAAAGATTTAAAAACAGAAAATATTCCAAATGTATTAATTGATTTAGAAATAGTAAATGATAGTGATCTAGATGGAAGTAGTGGTATGCAAGCGGCTACTATCCATTTAGGTTACGAAGAACTTCTTGGAATGGAAGTATTTGAAATTGAATGTGTAAAATCTTTAACTCAAGATATTGAAGCTTTTAAAACAATGGTAGCTCACGAATTAGTGCATGTTATGCAACATCTTAGGGGAGACAAATTTAATTACAAACTTCCTTACAATGAACAAACGCATGAGATTGAAGCTTATGCAAAAGAAAAAGAGTTAGTAAACTATTATGAAAGCAAATGTAGACGGTGATCCTTATGTATATTGGGCGGCTTTATCTAAAGAAGTAGAAACTCCTCAAGAAGCTGCTGATTTTGCAATTGAACTTTTTAATACCACGTTAGATAGTGTTTTTGCTACAGATTATAGAATTGCAGTTAAAGGTAAAGGTAATTATCGTACTCAGATTAGTGCTGATTATAAAGCACATCGTAAAGGTCCAGATGAAAACAAAAAACCTTTATTAAAAGCTGCACATTCTGCTTTAATGGAAGAGTTTAATGCGGTTAGAGCAGATGGTATGGAAGCTGATGATTTGACTAGAATTTGGTGTGAAGAAGACCGTAAAGCAAAAATACCTTTTGTATTAGTTCATGAAGATAAAGATTTAAACATGATTGCAGGTCCTCATTATAATCCTAAAAAAAACTTATTGTATCATGTAACAGATGACGAAGCAGACTTGTGGTTTCATAAACAATTGCTTATGGGTGACAATGCTGATAACATTAAAGGTCTTTATAGGGTGGGTCCTAAAAAAGTAGAAACATGGTTATCAGAAGTTGCTCCTAAAAATAGATTAGATTTTGTAATTAAAAAGTGGCAAGAGTATCACCCTGATGACTGGTATGAAAGGCTTTTAACTTGTGGTCAATTGATTCATATTAAACGCACAATAGATGATAATTGGGAATTACCGAAAGGAATAAATTAATGGATATTAAACGTATTAGTGGCGTATTTTTTGTAGAATACTGTGATAATGAAGACAATAATTTAGAATATATTGAAATTCCAGTACCTGATGATGCAATTGAAGCTGTGCGTAATGAGTTAGAAGCTGTTGCTATTCATGCATATAATGAAAAAGAAACTCAAAGAAAAGAAGTAATTTCAAAAGCAAATGAGGTTTTTAAATAAAATCATGATTAAGTTTAAGTACACGCCGCATGTAATCGACACCCCTTTTGGGACACTTGGTGATCCTCCTGCAGTGGAGAGCGTGACCATGACACTGGGTCATGATGTCACATGGGAGGAGGCGACGACTGAGTTCCACAACTTCCTACGTGCGGCAGGGTATGTGATCCCGTATGACTTTGAGGAGAAGAACTGATGGAAGTAACAGAAATCAAAGAGCATGAGAACGGTGATGCAACATACACCTTTGACATGACCGCTGAAGAGCATGGGGTTATATGTCAGCAAGGGATTCTGTGGTGTATTGTTGCAGGCATCACAGGAGTCACACCAGAAAAAGTCATGGAGACATGGTTAAATGAAAGAGAAGCTAAAGAAGGTGTATCTGAAACTACTGAAGGCTCAGTGCAAGAAGAAGTGGGATAAGGCAAGAGAGTTACACGCCAAGATCATTGGCCTAGAATTAGAATTAAGAACACTTGAAAGTAATAAGCACAATAACTAATGAAAAAGAAAGAATGGAATTATAAATACGACATAAAACCCATATCTGCTAATCGATTGTGGTATAAAGCTAAACAAATTACAAAAGAATATAGACAATGGCGCGAAGATATTGCATATAATACTCCGGATAGCCACAAAATATGGCCTTTTAACGATACAGAACAATTAGAAGTAACTATTAATGCGGGTTTTTCTTCTCGTTTAGCAGATGTAGATAACGTTTGTAAACCTGTTTTAGATACTTGGCAAAACCTTTATGGCTTTAATGACAGGTATGTTTATAAAGTAACTGCTGAAAAAGAAATTGTAAAGAAAGGAAAAGAATATTTAGATATAACTTTTAGGAGATATCATAAATGAATAACTTAGTAAATTTTTTAATAGTAACTATAAATATTTACTTACCAGTTAATGCTTGGCTAAGTCATGATAATAATTTAGCAACACCTCTTTCCTATATAGGTTTAGGTTTTTCTTTATATTTTTGGTTGTTAGTATTACTGAATATGCTTACTCCAAAAAGCCAAAGAAAAATATATTCTCAACAAGACTTGGAAGATATTGCATACGAAACTAATAGAATGCTAGAGCTAGAAACAAGTCAAAAAGAGGAAACAAAACACTAATGGGAAGGATTGTCACTCGTAATCAACCTTGTCCTAATTGTACAAGTTCTGATGCGTTTCAAATATATGAAGACGATTCTGGTTACTGTTTTTCTTGTGAAAAAGCAGTTAAAAATATTAATGCTATTGATTTTGAAATTGAAGAGAGAAATACAGTGACAGAATTTGTACCTCAAATTAATATTAATGAGGTAATGCACTTAGGTATTAGATCTATGCCAGATCGTAAAATATCTAAGCCTATTATGGAACATTTTGGAGTTCGCTCTGAAACAGATAATGATGGTACAGTGACTGCTCAATATTATCCTTACACAGTAGAAGGTGAAGTAGTTGCTTATAAAAAGAGATTATTACCTAAACAATTTAGTATCGTAGGTAGTTTTTCTCAAAGCGATTGTGAGTTATTTGGTCAATCAACCTTTGCACCCGGTGGTAATAAAGTAATTGTTACTGAGGGTGAACTTGATGCTATGGCTGTAGCTCATGCTGCTTTTGTTAAATATAAAAAAATATATCCAGTAGTTTCTTTACCTTCTGCTTCCATGCTTGCTCCTCTAAAAACAAATCGTAAATGGTTAAGATCTTTTAAAGAAGTTATATTATGGTTAGATAATGATGAAAAAGGTGATAATGCTTTAAGAGAAGCCGCTAAGATTATTGGCTTTGATAAAGTAAAAGTTGTTAAATCTTTAGAAAAAGATGCTAATGATACTTTAATAAAGCAAGGTGAAGAAGCCACAATGCAATGCGTTTGGAACGCTAAACAATATTCACCAGCTGGAATTATTGCAGATCCTGAAAAAATCTGGGAAGAAATGGTAGAATACTCTAATAAAAAAAGTGTACCTTATCCACCTT